CTGTGCCTCCACGAGGGCGAAAATCTTGTTTGAAAACGCCCTCACACCCGGGTGGGCCGCGTGGTAGTTGTCCAGAATGACCTTCGCGTCCTTGACAGGGATCTCCAGCTGGGTCGCCAGCGTGTTCGGCCCTTCCAGGTAGATCGCGCCGAAGTTCACCCCCTTCGCCTTGTCGCGCCCGTCCTTCTTCCCGTACTTCTTGACCAAGCCGGTCTGGATCGCAGTCTGCATGTGGACGTCCTCCCCGCACCGGAACTTCCCGCCGCCGTCCTCGTCGGGCTCCTTGCAGATGGGGCACGCGTGCAGGGGCTTGCCCGTCTCACCGCTGCCTTTGCAGGCGGGGCATCTCCACGTCCTGTACGCCTTCCAGAAGGCTGGGTCTCTGGTGAAATGCGTCATACAACGCAAGTCGCACTGAGAGAAATCCGCTGACAGGAACGCCAGCCCATCTTCGGGCACGAAGCATGCCCGGATGGATGGGATGTCCGGGATGTACTTCTTCAAAGTATTCCACCTGGGTATATTTTGGAGGTTGGGGTCCGATGAACCGAAACGTGCGGTTCGCTTGATCAAGCTGAGGGACGTGTGTATCCGCCCGTCCGGATCCTTCTCCGCCTCGTAGATCAGTGCGTCGACGTAGGTCCCCTTCGTCTTCTGGAGCTTGCGGAACACGAGGAGGTCCTCCAGGTCCCGCTCCCCGTTCCGCACCAACCACTCGATGACCTCCTCGCCTGACGAGGGCAGGCCGTCCTTTCCGTAGTCTTACTTCTTGAGCCACGGAGGGGGCGACAGTTTCTTCTTCTTCCAGAGCAGGTCCTTCACCTGGACCGAGCTTCCCGGGTTGAATTCGGCCCCGAACTTCCGCTGAATCTGCACAAGGATGTCGGTGATCTTCTCCTCCAGCATCGCCTGGATCTGCCGGAGCTTCTGTACGTCCACCCGGACGCCCCTGATCTCCATTTCCAGCGTCTGCCGGAGGAGCGCCTGGTAGAGGTTCCAGTAGATCTGCCCGAACCCCTCCTGGACGATCCGAGGGAGGTAGTGCTTGTGAAGCTGCAACGTCCAGAGGGCGTCCTTCCTCGCGTAGTTCGCGAACCTCCGCCGCGCCTCCGCCTTGGCCGCCTCGACGATCCGACTCCCAAGCTCCTCGTACGCCCGCTCAACCACCTCCGCCTTCTTCATCTTCTCTGGCAAGGCGGTAATCAGCGGCCTCACCCTCTCGGCCACCTCCGCGAGCTTCCGCACCCCCTTCTGGAAGTCCCTGTACGCCTCCCAAACCGCTACGCAGACCTCCTTCGCCTCTTTCTCCGCCGTGCGCACAATCTCCTTGATCTCCTTCTGGGTCGCGGAGTGGGACAGGACGCCCTCCGCGCCGAGGTGGTCCTGCGCACAGGTCTTCAAATCGTGGGGCCGGTTCTCGTCCAGCAGGAAGTCCATGATCATCGTGTCCGAGATGCGCTTTGCCTTGGGGTCGAGGCCCCTTGCGTGTAGCACCTTGCAGTCAAAGGAGGCGTGGTGGAACGCGAGCACCACCGCCCTGCGGTTGAACAGCGGACCGAGTACCTTCCGCTTGAACTCGTCCCACCGCGCCGCCGTTTCCTCGGCAGGCATGTCCTCCTGGTTGAAGCTCCAGTAATGGGCGAAGTCCTTCCCCTTGTGCTCCCACGCGATGGAGACGCCCTTCAGCTTGCACCGGAGCGCCTTGAGCGCACCCTTCTTGTCCGCTGGGTCGGAAGAGGCCGTCTCGGTGTCCACGGCCACCAGCTTCGATCTCAGGATCGCGTTGACCACCGTCTCGTTCACGTGCCCTCCGGGAGAAGGGGAGGCCGGGAAAAGCCCCGGCCTCCCCGGAACCGTCAATACAGCACGCCACCCGTGCCTTTTTTCTTGACCACCTTCTTTTTCCCCGCCGGAAGCTTCGGCGGCTCCGGCTCGTCGAACGTCGCGAAGTCCGAGTCGCCGAAGTCGGTCTCGCCGGACGCGGGCGCACCCATGAGGGTATCGTCCGCGTAATTGAAATTGCCGCTGTCAGGCTGCGCCGCCACCCCGTCCCCGATTCCGAGATACCCCAGGAAGTAGTCCACCTTCTGCTTCGTGGGCTCCAGCTCCTCCGCGTAGTTGAAGGGGGCGATCAACATCTGCCACGCCTCCTTCGGGGAGATGGTCTTGCCCTGCTTGCCGAAGCTCTCGATGAGCATCTTGATCCTGGGGCTGTTCTGGAATCCCCGAGGGTCCACCTTCTTCATGAAGGTCCAGTCGTCCCCGACCTGGGGGGACGTCTTCTGATTGCGGTAGACCTTGAACATCGCGAACCGGAGGCTCCCGAAGGACTCGCGCCTACGCTTGAGCATCTTCGCCGCCTGGTGGTTCAGGGGGACCATCTTCCGGGTGTGGGTGATCGTCCGCCCCTCGATGTTGAACACAGCGAGGTCGATGCAGCTGAGGTACGCCACGTACTTCCGGACGATCCGCTCGTCCTTGATCATGGCGTTGCAGATCCGGCACTTGTCCGGCACCGGATCCGCACCGGGGGAGACGCACGTCACCTTCATTTTCATGCTCCCCTTGTCCCCCTGGATGAACACCCCGTGCTCGTAGATGTTCACGGCGTCCTCGTCCAGCAGAACGAGCTGCGTCCCCTTGTCCACGGGGAGGTACAGCCGGTTCGCGAACTTGGGCCGCAGAGAGGTGGACGGCGGCAGCTTGTCCACGTTGTCCAATCCGCCCGTTTGCATGTAGTCCGGCATCTTCTTTCTCCTTCCGACTCAAAGAGTCTTGCTTTGCCTCAAAGAGGCTCATCCGGTGGTCGACGGGCGGCCTTTCGACCCGCCCCAGTCCACCAATGACCAGAGGACGCGCTCCCTCATCGCCTTCGCCCGCTGGGCGGCCGTGGCGGCGAAAGGGTCCAACCCCTCCGGGAGGAGCGCAACGAACAATGTGAAGCACTTGAACAGGTCAAGCCCGACCTTGAACAAGCCTTCCGATCCGGCCTGGTCGGCGTCGTAGAGAAGGGTCAGCGTCCGGAACCACCGCTTCAGCCGCTTCTTTCTCTCGCGGGTGATCATCTGAACCCCGCATTGCCCGAGCACATTCGGGTACTGCCGGCTGGTGGCTATGGTGTCGAGCGGCCCCTCGACCAAGACGCCTTCCTTGGCCGTGGGATCCAGGAACTTCTCCCCGTAGAAAACCTTCGTGATGGCATCCGGGCTCCTCCCGTACCCGGACCAGTACTTCGGATACTGCTCGTCGGAAACTCGCCGCCCCGTGATCGCCACCAGGCGGCCCTCCACGTCGTAAACGGGAAACACGTCCCGCTCGCTGAGGTCGTCGTAGCCGAGGTCCCACTTTTTGACATCTGCATCCGAAACCCCCCGCTCCTTAAGCACCGAGGATATCCTCCCACGCGCCATGCGCATCGTGCGCTCAAGGGACTCGTCCGGCTCGAACGCCGTTCCCTTCTTCTCGGGTGCAACCGCTTGCGGAACAAGTGGCACCGACCCCTCCACCTTCTTCGCAAAATAGTACGCGTCCCTGTACCTGCCGTCGTCCTCTGAGAGCATCCAGAGCTGGTGCGCAACGTGCAGGATCAGACCTCCCCGACCGCAGCTGAAGCAGTGGCGCACTGAAGGCCCGTCCGAGGGCTTGATCCCGAAGTTCGGGTTCTGGTCCACCTTATGCTGATGCCCTCCGAAGGGTGCGAAAGGGCACCGCATCTGGACCTCGCGGTCGCTCTCCCGGGTGACCTCCGATCCCCAGAGGTCCGCCAGGTGCCTTATGTCAGCAGACTCCATTCAGCTGCTCCTTTGCGAACCTGTCGGCCAGCTCGTTCCACCTGTGCCCCGCGTGTGCCTTGACCCAGAGGACCCGGTAGGCCGTCCCGATGCAGACGCCCCGGACCCTCTGCACCAGATCCCCGTTGCTAATCGCCGCGTTGATCCCCCGCACGGCCCTCCGGGCGTACTGGCTGTCCGTGTAGACCGTCGCCGACTTCTCCTTCCGGCGATGCAGCCACGAGAGCGCCCAGTAGACCGCCGAGAGCTCCCCCGTGTTCACCGTGTGCCTCTCCGCCCCGATGAAAGCCGGGTCCGCAACGTCCGTCGCCACCTCCCCCGCGTCCCACTCCAGGATGCTCCCGGCGATATGGTCCGCAGGGCACTTCCGCTCCACGGCGACAAATGCCCAGGACGCCCTGGCCCCGGGCACCCGAAGGTACGGCCTCACGCTTCCGTCGGTGTACACCACTATTGCCATCTGCTGGCACCAGCAGTCCTACGCGTACTCGTACTCAAGGGAGATCTCCGAGTCGATCTCCTGGTCCAATTTCAGGGTAACCTCCGAGACGGAGGATGAGATCTCCGAGAAGTCCCCTCCGTCGATATCCCACCTCAGAAGGAGCTCCCCGAGCTCGATGCCCTCCCTCACCTTCAGGCTCCGCAGAAGCATCTCCTTCAGAAGGCGCATTGAGGGCGTCTGGAAGAGGGCAAAAACGAAGTCGGCGTCGTGCAGGATCGAGTCCGTAAACGCGGCTGCAATCTGGTCCGCCCGCACGTGGCTCGACTGGACCGCCTTGTTGAATTGGCTTGTCAGCAGAATAGGCACCCCTGTCCTCGTCGCCACCTTCTTCACGTCCGCGATGAGCTGGGCGAACTCCTCCCACTTCTTCTTCTTTGCCGCGAGATAGAACGCGTCCCACACGACGAAATCATACCTCCCGAGCTGGATTGTCAACTCCAGGTCGAGGGGCGACGAGACCTCGTTCGGCCCGCAGATATCGAGAACGCCCCACTTTTTCACGTTCTTCTCCAGGGCCATGTACCACGCGTCCAGGCGCTTCACCTCGGCCGGCAGGAGCTTTCCCTTGCGGAACCTGTCGGCGCTGATCTTCGCGCCGAGGGCGTCCACCCGGACGCTGAGGCGCTGCGGAAGCATTTCCATCGACGCCAGCAGCCCGTTCTTTCCCGCGAACATGACCTCCAGCTCGCAGAGCGCCGCCCAAAAGCTCTTTCCCATGCCACTCCGACTAAGCAGCACAATCAAATCACCAGGCTGCCAGCCCTGGGTCACAGAGTCCATGCTCGGCCAGGGCGTCTTGATTCCAAGGAGCCCCTTTTTCTTTTTGCGGTCCAGGTACGCCTTCTTCCGGTGGAGGACGTTCTTGGAAACACGCAGCATGCCCCCTTCACTGTCCTTGGCATGCTGGAGCCTCTCGACAGCGAGCACGACCTCCTTCAGCGCGTCGACGCTCCCGTGAAGGTCCGCCTCCGTCCGCTTTGCCGTGTACTTCGTCCGCAGGCCCTCGTCGAGAACCCCGAAGGCGTGCCGCGCCCGGAGCTCCGCCGAGTAGTACGCGACGGGCTCCAGGGCCTTCTCAAACGCGAGGGACTTGAACTTCTGCTTGACCGTAGAGACCTTCGGCAGGCCGTTGTGGGTGAGCATGAAGTTCTTCGTGAACTCGAACACGCCGCGCCACTCCCCCTCGAAGAGGTCCGGGTGCAGCCCGCGAAGGTACGACGTATTTCCGGACCCGAGGAGCGCCGAGAAGAAAAGCGAATCGACGTCCATGCTATTCCTTCATGTTCTGCTTGGGCTTCCACTGGTCGGTCTCGACCCGAAGGGCTACCAATATCCTGTTGAGGATGTTGGCGATGGCCGCCGGGTACGTGGCTTTCATGCTCGCCGGGGCGTGCTGGGACGTGACCAGGGTGGGGAGTCCCTTGTCGTACCGGTCCCGGAAAACGCCCTCCAGCACTGCACCTCCGTGCTTCGCCGCGTCGAATCCCTCCGTCCCGAGGTCGTCGAACAGCAGCATGTCCACCTGCTTGATGCGGTCCCGAACAAGCCCGTCCCCGTCGATGGTCTGGTCCCCGTCGTAGGCGGCCCGAAGGACGCGCCTTGCTGAAAGGAAGTAGGCGCTTCCGCCCCTTCGCATAACCTCCTTCAGGATGGCCACCGCCGCCGATGTCTTCCCCGTGCTGAACGTGCCGTACATGTAGAGCCCCATCCCCGACTGGTGCTGCTGGTGCACGTACTGCAGGTACGACCGCAGCGTCTTGAGGAAGGGGGCCTCCTTGAGCATCTTGACGGACGCACCCCAGTACCGCTCGGGGATGC